TATTACAGCAGCGTGACCGCGTAAGGAGTTACTTAAATGGCTATTTCACGCGCACAACTACTGAAGGAACTCCTCCCAGGGCTTAACGCGCTGTTTGGTATGGAGTACAAGCGGTACGGCGAAGAGCACAAAGAGATCTACGAAGCTGAGACCTCTGAGCGTTCGTTTGAAGAGGAGACCAAACTCTCCGGCTTCAGCGCAGCTCCGGTCAAGAACGAAGGCTCTGCTCTTGCTTACGATAACGCGCAGGAAGCGTGGACGGCTCGTTATGTCCACGAAACGATCGCGATGGGTTTCTCTATCACCGAAGAGGCGATGGAAGACAACCTGTACGACTCGTTGTCTGCTCGTTATACGAAGGCGCTGGCCCGCGCTATGGCTTACACCAAACAGGTGAAAGCTGCGGCCGTTCTGAACAATGGCTTTAACTCCGCTGTCACCTATGGTGATGGAGTTTCCTTGTTTAGCACGTCGCATCCCCTGGTTTCTGGTGGCACCAACAGCAACCGTCCCACGGTCGCGGCTGACCTGAATGAAACCTCCCTTGAGGCGGCAGTTATTCAGATCGCTGGCTGGACCGATGAGCGCGGGCTGCTGATTGCGGCTAAGCCTAAGAAGCTGGTGGTTCCTCCTGCTCTTCAGTTCGTGGCAACGCGACTGCTCGAGACGGAACTCCGTGTTGCTACCGCGGACAACGACATCAACGCTCTCAAGGCGATGTCGAGCATCCCCGAAGGCTTTACGGTTAACCACTACCTCACCGACACCAATGCGTGGTTCCTCATCACCGACGTGCCCAACGGTCTGAAGCACTTTGTGCGTACGCCGATGCAAACGTCGATGGATGCGGACTTCGATACGGGTAACAGCCGCTACAAAGCGCGCGAACGTTATTCGTTCGGTGTTTCGGATCCGCTCGGTGTGTATGGATCGCCCGGAGCTTAATTAGCTACGAGGTGTTCAGGGAAGGGGGCTTTTGCCCCCTTTTCTTTTTATATTAACTGTGCTAAAAGGTAGTTATTCCGGGGTCATCCCGTGTATCAGACAGTCCCGGCTGACGACATGCAGACTGATACACGATACTCGCATGTGAGGATTCAATGTCGAATACCACCTTCTCCGGGCCAGTTCGGTCACAGAACGGCTTTGAAACGGTTTCCATTAATGCTACGACCGGCGCAGTTACTACTACTGCTTCGTTCGGTGCAAATGTAAGCACTCCTGGCAATGTTACCGCTGATAGCGGCACCGCTCCTGCTGCGGGCGGTATGTCGGCTATTTTGATTAGCTCGACCGCTAACTTTGGTATTTTCGTTGGCTCCGGCGCTCCGACCGTTACGGCTGCTCAAGGGTCGCTTTATCTGCGTACTGATGGTACGACGACTAATGACCGTATCTATGTTCGTGGCTCGGCGGCATGGATTGCTATCACCACGGCATCCTAATAGGAGGCTCACATGGCCTCGATGCAGTATGACGTATGGGCTGTAACCCCGGCTACTGATGACGCCTATTATCGGGCGAACGCATCAATTGCCGGGGCGGGTGCGCTGACTCTGCTTCAAAGTGTAGTTGGCCCTAACGGCTATGGCTATAAGTTAGTAATCACTTCTGCTGGAAACGACACTGGCATTACGTTCACAATTAGTGGCGTTTTGGTTGGTGATCTTACCAGCACAGTGGTTTCGGAAACCTTGACTGGCGGCAATGCTGGTGGAGTCACTTCTGCCAATTACTATGCTCGGGTTGATTCAATCACTGCCAGCGGAGCTTCTGCTGGTAATGTGAAAATCGGCACGACTGGTAGTTTGGCGCTGCCCCGATGCAGGATCAAAGGCTTGTATTACGTTGGCACGGCGAGTGCTGGGTCCATTAAATTTAATACAAATGGACTTAGCAGTAATCTGCGCCTACAGGTCAATACTCCTGCTTCAGCTACTGCGGTTAATAGTTTGTATATGGCCGCAGAGGGGATCCTGACTACGCTAGGAAGCCAAACGGATTATTGTGTAGTGACGCTGACTAATGTCACGTACTGCACGATTATTTGTGGATAGCCAATGAAGACGCCAGCATGGCAGCGCAAAGAAGGCAAGAATCCCGCTGGTGGTTTGAATGCCAAAGGGCGCGCCAGCTACAACAAGGCAAACCCTGGGAAACCGGGGTTGAAGCCTCCTGCGCCTCATCCAAAAACAGAGAAAGACGAAAAGCGAAGAAAATCATTTTGTGCAAGATCTGCTGGGCAGATGAAGATGTTTCCAAAAGCTGCTGCTAATCCAGAAAGCCGGATTAGAAAGGCAAGGAAAGCATGGAATTGTTGATTTGTACTCGCTGCAAAATAGGAAAATCCGGAACGGCAGAGTTTTTTCCTTTGCACAATAAAAAACGTAATGGACTGGACAGTTGGTGCAGACAGTGTAGGGCATCTTACAGAAATGAAATTTGTCGCGGGAAGTTCCGACATGACATTAGCGACCAAGATCTAAAACAATTAAAAGCAGATATCAAAGAATGTGTAATCTGCGGGGATACTGGTAAGCTGGTTGTTGACCATGATCATGTAACTGGTAAAGTTAGAGGGCTGCTTTGTAATCATTGCAATCGCGGATTAGGACATTTTAGAGATAGCCCAATGCTTCTTGAGTTTGCAAGCCAGTATTTGTACGCTTCGGTGGATGCTCCAGAATGGGAGCAATATTTAGCGGAACACGGGAAGTGCTGAAATGGATGGCTTGGTCTGGAACCTGTTACTTACAGGCGGCGTCGGAGTTTTGGGTTATTTTCTACGAGAGAAGTCTGTTGAACTTACTCGCCTTCAGATTTTGCTCAATCGCACCCGAGAAGAAATAGCGAAAGAGTATGTGACCAAATCAGAAGTTCATACTGACATTAATCGGGTATTAGACAGGTTAGATAGGCTGGAAGTGAAATTGGACAGGTTCATGGAGACGCACCGTGCCAAGTAAGACGCAAGCGCAGCACAATTTGATGGCAATGGTGGCTAATGATCCTGCGGCAGCTAAACGCCTTGGCATCCCTCAAAAGGTTGGCAGGGAATTCATGAAGGCCGATACTGGCCGTAAATTTAAAGAAGGTGGTGACATGAAAGAATCAAAAGCTATGGTCGGTAAAGAGCTTGCCTTCATGAAGAAAAAAGGCGCTCCAAAGTCGATGATCCAGCATGAAGCAACGGAAATGCGTGCAATGAAAAAGGGCGGCAAAGCCTATTCTGCTGGTGGATATACGAAAGCCGCTGATGGTATTGCCCAGCGTGGCAAGACCAAAGGCAAGATGATCAAGATGAATTATGGCGGGAAGTGCTGACATGGATAACATGCAAGTCAAGAAGCCGCGTCCTAGCCGCGCTATTCCTCCCACGGAACTGGAGGTAAAGAGCGATTCGGAAGATATGAATCCGACTCCTGAGCAAACGCGTCGTATGCAAGAAATTGTCAACGAAGAGCGTCGCAATCGGGAAATGCAGCGTGCTTACGAAATGGCGCCGTATGAATCCATGGGAACTCGGCCGCCCAAGCGGTTTGCCAAAGGCGGATCGGCATCGGCTAGAGCAGACGGTATTGCTCAGCGCGGCAAAACGCGCGGCAAGTTTGTATGATGTCATCCCGCGGGATGGGCGCGATAAACCCATCAAAAATGCCAAAGCCCAAGCGCAAACAACGCCGGGACGATACGGCTTTTTATGAATATGCTGAAGGCGGAGAGGTGAGCCGGGTTAACGAGGCCGGCAACTATACAAAGCCTGAAATGCGTAAAGCATTGTTCAACAAGATCAAGGCGTCTGCTACTCAGGGAACCGGCGCTGGCGAGTGGTCAGCCCGTAAAGCGCAGCTCTTAGCCAAGCAATACAAAGCCAAGGGTGGCGGGTATAAATGAAAGCCCCTCAGCAGTCCCTGAAGGATTGGACAGCCCAAAAGTGGAGGACAAAAAGTGGTAAACGATCTTCTGACACGGGTGAAAGATATCTTCCAGAGTCTGCTATCAAAGCTCTTTCCCCCCAAGAATACGCCGCAACAACCAGAGCAAAGCGAGCAGGAAAAGCCGCCGGGAAGCAGTTCGTAAAGCAGCCTAAAGCTATTGCAACCAAAACTGCGAGGTATCGATAATGGCTGAGAAGTGGATTCAAAACGCAATCAAAAAGCCCGGTGCTTTGCGTTCTGCTCTTGGTGTAAAAAAGAGCAAGACGATTCCGTCTACTAAACTCGCAGCAGCGGCCAAGAAACCTGGAAAACTTGGACAGCGCGCTCGGTTGGCCCAAACTCTGAAGAGCTTTAAGTGACTACTTCTGGCAATACCGCGTTTAGCCCGGACTTCACGGAAATCGCTGAAGAAGCATGGGAGCAGGCTGGGCGCGAGATGCGCACCGGTTATGACCTGCGTACTGCGCGGCGATCCATGAACTTGCTTACTATAGAGTGGGCAAATCGTGGGCTAAATATGTGGACGTATGAGCAGGGCACGATCACGCTCACGCCTGGATTGCCAACGTATGCTTTGCCGTTGGATACGATTGACTTGTTGGATCATGTGATTCGTACTGGCGCAAACGCTTCGTCTACGCAAGCAGATCTATCCATTACCAGAATCAGCGTTTCGACATACGCCACAATCCCGAATAAGTTGGCCCAAGGCAGGCCAATTCAAATTTGGGTACAGCGTCTGTCCGGACAAGTTTCTCCTACTGGCGCTACGTTAAACGGCAGTATTAACTCGAGCACCACTACGATTTTGCTATCTTCGACGGCCAATCTACCTTCTGCTGGTTTTGTGCGAATTGGAAGCGAAGATATTTATTACGGATGGCTGTCTGGCAATAATTTGGGCGGAGTAGTTCGCGGCCAAAACGGCACTACAGCGGCGTCTCACAACAGCGGAGATGCCGTATATAACCCGAACTTGCCAGCAGTTACCGTATGGCCAACCCCAGACAATTCGCAAACGTATCAGTTGGTGTATTGGCGTTTGCGTCGCATGCAAGATGCCGGAAGCGGTATTCAAACCGCGGACATGAACTTTAGATTTTTGCCAGCTTTGGTGTCCGGGCTGGCATATCACATTGCCAAAAAGGTGCCTGAGCTGGTGGAGCGTCTGCCTATGCTCAAGGCATCGTATGACGAACAATTTGATTTGGCTGCTGGCGAGGATAGAGAAAAGGCGGCAGTCAGGTTTGTGCCGAGAAGGCAGTTTTTGGGTAGCGGTGCTTAATGGGCAATCGGTATGCGTCTGGCAAGATTGCCATAGCGATATGCGATATATGTGGATTTCGCTTCAAGCTAAGGCAACTGTCAGAACTGGTTATCAAAACCAAGCGAATCAATATGCTGGTTTGTCAGGAGTGTTGGTCGCCTGATCACCCGCAATTACAGCTTGGAATGTATCCAGTCGATGACCCGCAGGCGCTGCGCAACCCTCGGCGTGATACGACGTATGTAACGGCTGGTGTAAACGCGGCCGGGAATCTGACTAGTGGATCAAGGGATATTCAGTGGGGCTGGGCGCCAGTTGGTGGGGCCAGGGCAAACGATGCAGGAATAACTCCCAATTACTTGGTATCAGTCACAAGTGTTGGTACAGTAACGGTAACGACGACGTAGGAGTCAACATGGACGCCAAGAAAGCGGTTCACAAACATGAGCGGGCGATGCATCCCGGCGAGCCTTTGACCAAACTGGCCAAGGGTGGGAAAACTAACCTCGACATGAAAAAATACGGGCGCAACATGGCCAAGGTTATGAATCAGCGCAAATCGTATGGGAAGCCCAGCAAGCCGGCTTCGCATGGAGGCTAAGATGAACAAGCCCAAGACTCAGCAACCTAAGCCAGCTCCCAAGGTAGACCTGCGTAGCGCAGGGTACCCTGATAAAAATGTAAAGACGACCGGTATAAAAGTACGTGGGACTGGTGCCGCTACTAAAGGCACAATGGCCCGCGGTCCGATGGCGTAAATTATGCTCTACGTCGAACTTGCCTCTAACGTCGAGGACATCGTTGAAAACAGTTTCACCGATGCTCAGATGGCTATGTTCGTTCGACAGGCCGAGCAGAAGATTTACAACACGGTTCAGATAGCCAATCTACGAAAGAACGTATACGGCACTACATCCGCTAATAATCAGTATTTGTCCGCTCCATTAGACTTTTTGTCTGTCTATTCGATGGCGGTGATTACTGGTGTTGTGGATGGAAATATTAATACCGGGACGTACACCTACCTTTTGAATAAAGACGTAAACTTTATTCGAGAGGCTTATCCGCCTCCTAATTCAACTGGCGTGCCTAAGCATTACGCTATTTTTGGCCCGCGGTCGGATCTTGAGACGGAGCTTTCGTTCATTCTTGGACCGACGCCAGATGCGCTTTATTATGTAGAGCTGCATTATTACTACTACCCGGAATCGATAGTTCAGGCGGCAATTAGCCAGCTTGGTGCTATCACTGGTGGTGCTAGTTATGCCAACGGCACGTATTTCAATGTGCCGCTTACCGGTGGTTCTGGGTCTGGCGCTACGGCCAAAATTGTTGTTTCTGGCGGTGCGGTTACCTCTGTATCGCTTGAAAATCCTGGTGTGTACTATGCGGTATCTGACACCCTATCCTGTTCTGCTTCCAGTGTTGGCGGTAGCGGGGCTGGATTTAGCATTCCGGTGAGTACGGTATCTAATGCTACCGGTGCTACATGGCTTGGCGATAACTTTGATTCGGCGTTGCTCAATGGCACCGTGCTCGAGGCGGCGCGCTTTATGAAGGCTGAAGATAGCCAGATTAAGTTGTATGCTGAGATGTATGCGCAGGCACTTGCGTTGCTGAAGAATCTTGGCGATGGCAAGCAGCGTATGGATGCTTATCGTGACGGCCAGGTAAGGGTTCCGGTTAAATGATTGTCCAAACCCAAACTACCAGCTTTAAAGCCGAGTTGTATCAAGCGATTCACGATCTGACGACAGATACGCTGAAAATTGCTTTGTATACAGCGGAAGCAGATTTATCTGAAACTACGACTGCTTATACAGCTAGCAACGAAATTTCAGGCACGGGATATATTGCAGGCGGGCAGGTCATTACTGGGGTAACAATTAGTAGTTCTGGGTATACAGCTTGGGTGAATTTTGATAATCCATTGTGGGATCCAGCAGCATTTACAGCTAGATGCGCGTTAATCTACAATTCCAGTAAGGCCAATCGGTCGATTGCTGTATTGGACATTGGATCAGATA